CATCGCTGATGTTTAGTAGCTCATGCTGTAGACGCATGTTACGTGGGGAGATAGACATTACCTGTGATGCTACTCGCTCGGCTATCTCGGGTGCTGTCATTTCCATAGTGCAGACCAGGCTCTTAATGTCATGCTCTGCATTCGACAGTGCCATAGATGTACCGCACCATGTCTTACCTACACCTGCTCTAGCGCCAGCGATAATAACCTCACCGCCACGGATGACACCAAAGTTACGATCAATAGTAGGCCAGCCAGTAGTTACCGTAGCGCCACTCTTAGCCCTGGAACATTCTTCTTTCCATAGTTCAAGCGACTCCCACACCGTCTTTACGTCACCCGTAATAGGGCGCTTGGTGTCGGCGATCCGTACGCGCAGGTCATCGAGCGCGTTGTGGAAGTCATCCCTATTGGTTGCGTTCATGGCCTGGTGCATTGATGCCTTTACGACTCGCTGCTGTGCGTCGTCCCTAATGAGCATAGCAAATCGTACCGCATCCGGCATGTTATACACTTCGCCACGGTCGCAAACGATGAGTATATCTGTGATCGCTTCACTCAGCTTCCAGCGCCGAGTTGCCACTACGGGCTGATCGCAGAGGGATTCAACTACCCATAGAGGATTAGCCCAGGCATCATCCTCAACCTCACTAGCTACACGCTGCATAGTCGCCCATACATCACCATGAAATAGGGAATAAAAATGGCCCGGCTGTGCGATCATGCATAGCCGGGCAAAGTTTTCCTTATTATGATGTAGGTTGAATATGAAGTTCAATAGCGATTGTTCATATTCCGTGATGGCATGGGCACGGACAATAGCTTCTCTTTCGGCAATGCTCACAGTGGTAACTCCCGTGTGTGGTACTGTGGCTGGTAATAAGAAGCCCGCCAACGGGTTGTCCCCAATTGACGGGCCTCTATGTCCGTGCGTCAGGCGCGCTCGATCACGCCACCCATTCTAGCAGGCTCAGGCCCAGGCGTCATCCGCCGGGACGGGCACGGGAACGGCCTCTGACGCGCTTTCGGCGCTCGCCGGGGGTTCCATTGCCTGCGCCTCTAGCGCGGCCTCAGAGCCGTCGTCCTCAGGCTCGCCCGTGTCACCCGAGTTATCGTCGGTATCACTATTAGCATGGACAACTTCGACACCAACACCGGCGTAGACTTTACCACCACGGTTGGCAATGGTCATGTCCTCCAGCTCGCGTCGCTTACGGTAGCCGGTCAGCGCGCCGTACAGTCCATCACCCTCACCAATGAATGCCCACCGGCCCGGGTTCTCCTTGAGAGCCGCATAGACGGCATCGTACTTGGACTTGCGGGGCATGAAACCACCAGCGCCACGGCTAATGGTCGGGATCTCACTAACAAACTCGACTACCGGGTTCGTCCGCTCGATCGGCTTGCGGGTCTTGCCTTCGCCCTCAATGGGCTGCTCGGTCTGATCGCTCATGGTACTAGCCTCCTGGCTTGAACTTTACTACGGGTATCGTAGCAGGGTATGGATGGTAGCGCAACTCAGAACGGAATATCATCGTCAGGATTCAAGACGACGGGTGCCGCTGGCGGGACTACTGTACCCTCGCCCACTTTCTGCCACACCTGCACGTCCATGTACGTGCGGGGCAGGCCCTCCCTACTAGTCCCGGCTCGGTGCGTGATCGACAGCAGCACTCCGCGTCCAACGAAATCAGAGGCGGCGAATGGCCGGTCGGTGGACGTGTCGTAGTTGATCGCTTCCAGCTTCGCCTTCGTGATAGGCATAGCAGCATTGGTCAGATAGCATCGGTCATGGATCTTTTTGCCTGAAAAATCTGCTGGGCCTACGACCTGAAAGACGAACTTAATATGAGGCTTTTCTTGTGGATTGTCATTAGCCTCAGCTTCGATGATGCTGCATAGGTATTTCCCTACTGGAAGTAGGACACCTAGATTCTCTAGGTCAGCGGTCTCTACTTCACGCATGTTGGGTATGATCACACTTTTTCCTTTCATAGTATTTACGTGCATTCATTCTACTACACTCACGACAGCGGCGACCTCTACCGTTCTTCTCGTAGTAGGTATTATTCTCATCGAACGGGTGTCCATGTGGACAGTGAGTTCTAGTTGAGGCGTGCAATACTTTATGCTCTTTCCTTGTTAGCAGCATCATATGGTTGGTATTGATACAGAGTTTATTCTCACAGGTATGATGAACATCTAGCCCTGGAGGGATAGCGCCATGATCTTGCTCATAAGCATGACGATGGGCGCTAGTCCTTCTATCTACTTGGCCGTATCCTGCTCCGTTGGTTGGGCCTTCCCACTCGATGCATTTATCACTTGGATCCATCTTTGAATATCATTCCTTCTATTGACCCCTAGTTTTCCGGTGCGGTCTTTGCCATATTTGGCACCATCCGACCTGAAGGAAGTGTACCAAGTCTCGCGTCCTTCCTCCAATGTTACCCCACAATAGCCCACGATATCCACCATAGCGGATAGCATCTGCGGTAGCTGCCTACCACCAGTCATGGGCATCTTCTGGATATTACCCGTTGATGCATCCATGTCTAGCGACTCATGGCATACGATCACAAACACTGGCTTGCGGTTCAGCATCCACCTACAGAAACGTTCAACTCTAGTATTAGCCAGTCCAAACATCTGCAATGTAGCAGACTCTACTTTTGGGTTGGCATCTACTAGTTCATGTAGTAGCTGTCGATGTAGCTCACCGATGGTATCGATAACTACACTACCGATCTGTTCCTCATGCTTATCGATGAACTGAATTACCTGCGTCAGTGTCTTGTCTCCGTTATAGCGTACCTCTTTAAACTTAGCGTCGCCATAGATACGACGCGCTGGCTCCATTGCATTAGTACCCTCAAGATTCACGTACAGGGTAGGGCCTGGCGCTGATCCTGCACAGGTAGTCTTACCGCTACCGGGAGGGCCATACAGGAGGATGTTTAGCCCTGGCTTATCGGTAGTAGGATCGACGAACGTTAGCTCATCACTCATTGGCTGTCACTTCATATTCCTCCCAATGACCTGAACAGTCGCATAACGTACAACTAACTTCATCATGGTCACTGTCATCATGGTCACACGTACAATCCACGAACTCCTCATCGTACTCAGGTTCAATGGGCGTATCCGTCATTACGGTCTCTCTTTGCTGGTCGCCGTGTAAACGTGAAGTCAACTAGATCAGGGTCAGGATGCTCGCACACCCTATTGAACTCACAGTGTCGGCAGATCATTGGGTTACGTGTACGCTTCGGGTAGATAATTCCTTTCTCTAGTGCGCGAATGTGTGAATGGGCTGACGCAATAAGATCAGGTAAGCCTTCAAGATCATGCTTAAAGTGTTCGATGGGTACACGCTGATGAGTAGCGCGGGCCTCTAACTTATTCAGTACCTCAATATCAGGATCAACACCTGACAATAGACACCCCTTCGCATACTCTGCGGGGCTGCACGATTGCACCTTCGATGGTTCGCCATTCTTTTTATAGCGCATCTCTGAAGGGTATTCATTTAGAGTCTCATCAAAGATAATACCCCTAACAGGGAAGCCAGATAAACGTGCGGCCCACACGTAGAGCATACCCTGCATGTCACGGTATAGGTACTCGATACTCGTCAAAGACTGACGCAACTTATACTCTACGAACCACGGTTCATCATCAATATAAAGAAGATCGTCAGGCTCAATGGCAAGTGATACACCTTCTTGTACCTGTACCACAATTGGCAGGATCTCAACAGTACCCATAGGAGAACGGCTCGTGGCATAGCGCATAGCAAGTTTAGGAATCCTGCCGTCCTCACCCATGTAGACAGAACTGTCACGTAGTAGCGCACCTACGTTCTCGCCTCTGTTATAACCCTTGACAATGGTATCCCAACCAGTCCCCGCTCGTAGTAGTTCAATAGGTTCGATGGGTACAATAGAACTACCAGCTAGTCTATCGCTATATCTAAAGTCCCATTTAGCTTCACAGTCAAGCAGAGCACGTACTTCACTACGTCTAATATAACGTACTGGATCTATCTGCAACCGACCACCTTCCAAGAGTTGCAAGGATCGTAGCTCCCGAAGGGGTAGCTGTCGAGCCGGTCGAGCTACAGAAATCCCGCAAATTGCGAGTTTTCTGCTCAGGCAACGCTTCCGATTGGGACTTTTTCTGGCTAAGATCGGAGTCGGAGGAAGCAGACACTACTAAGGTCAACTACAACTACTAAGACCTTCGTTCTTAAGAAGCGAAGGTGGCGAAGGGGTGAGACTTCTAGTGTATACCGCCAATGAAATAGATGAGAAGTTAATTGAAGAAGCTATTAGCCTAGTTGTAAGAACAGCACTATTAGATCCATACCCAGAAGATATCTTTACTCCACTAACAGACGAAGAAATTAAAACACTCGTTGATGCTATGATTGGTACTGGTATTCCAAATCCTTCTGATCGTTTGCATGCACAGTGGTCACGTCATATGTATACCGTTGCAGAACATGTCAACCGTACGCAGCTCTAATGCCGGATAGTTTTCCTGGTAAGAGTATCTTTGCTGGACTATTTAAATGTCCTAAGTGCGGTGCTATCAACCACTTTAGTTACCTATATCTAAGTGAGGTTGATAGTCTTGAGATTCCACGCCGTTGCTCTAGCTGTAGAGAACGATCTGAATTACGTGAGTATAAACCGAGAACTAGATCATTCAAGTAATAGCGTGCCTCTGTAGCATAACTAGTTAATGCGCCCCGTCCGATAAGCGGGGAGATTTGTGGAGCATGACCACAACGAGGCATATGCACGGATATGGTGCAGGGGGCGCAGGCTTAATCGCGGTATCTGCGTATGGGGAGCATTGGTGGAAGCTCCCCGCCGAGTTAGTAGGGCCGGTCGTAATGGGTTATCTCATTGGCATAGATGAACAGTTCCCATTGCATATACATGACCTACTAACTCACTACGCAGGGTAGAGCATTGGTAGCTCGCTACATTCTGGTGTTACGCAAGGGGTTCTCACTGACCCTAATAGGGTGTAGAGGTAGGAGGTTCGATTCCTCCCCCTGCTATAGCTACATACACTTGCGAGTGTATGTAGCCGCGTGCATCCCACGTATGCGCGCGTAAAAAAAGGGGGGTCGTGCGCAGCGATACGCACGACCCCCCTTTCTTATTGCGGTATTAGAATGGCGTTATCAACTTAATTAGGTTGTAGCCATCATTGCCCGGAGGATCTTCGTCTGCGCTATGATCCTCTCGCCACTCCAGGAACTTTGTCATTACATTAATGACCTGCTCTCTACCGAGGTGGTCATTAACGGTGACGATTGACGGGGAGCCATATAGCTGGCGGCTAAAGATAGCCAGGTTATTGATGAGCTGCCTAGCCCATCCCTCATCTTCGGCCACCAGCCATCTATCAGGTAGACCGTACTTGTAGAGTGCGCCAATAGCGCACACCTTTTCAGCTTGGTCTATCTGACAAGAGGCTAGCTTGTTGTTCTCGGAATCCAGCCCTACATTACCCCACGTCCATGCCTCGGGGTGATTGACGAATAGATCGCGTGCCTGTTCCACGATCTGTACGTCGAGGTCAGTGATAGTGTCCGGCGTAATAGCCGGTGCTGTCTCTGTCATTGTCATTGGTTCGCCCTTCTATCGAGTGGGTGTTCTGTGTGTAGGAAATGTTTCCATTCATGCTCGGTCATAGGCGGGTAGATATCCAAATACGGATGGTCTAATACCAGTCTCTCAATGTGCGCTTCATCGCTCCCGTCTACCCAATGCGTGAGACGAATATGATCGCGAGACACAAACAGCCACCCGGTATCTGGATACCTACCCATTACCTATTCCTAGTCCTCGTCGCTTTCGATTGGCTCTACTACCTTACTATCTAGGCGTACGAGAGGCTTGAAATCAGGAAGGACATATCCCTCTCGCCCACCATAGCGATTAACGTACTCGTTCATTACCTCCAGAACCTTCTCGCGTCCGTATCCATCATTAATAGCGACGATTCCATCTCGATCACGGTGATATTCCCGTGCGATATCATTCAGTCGCTCAATAATGGTCTGATAATCGGCGTTATCATCACCACCGCCGATCAAAAGTTGGATGCTACCGATAGCGCACACCTTGTCAGTGACAAGCTGGTATTCGCCATTCGGCATTGCGTCTACCCATGCTTCGGGCATCGGTGCGTAGAAGGGTGAGAATCCAGCGTGTGTATTAACCTCGCTGATTACATCACCATCTTCATCGCGTTCAAGGTGGACACCTTCGTATCCATGTGCCCAGAACACGCCGTCGTTGTAGCTGAACAGGTCAATTGCCTGCCGGATGATCCGTACGTCCCAGGATTCCCCGTCCCTGCTTTCCTTCAGCTTCCGCACCCATTCCGGCGTGCCCGTGCTGGGCTGTGGATTGTAGACAGGCTTTTGTCCCTGCGTAGTAGCGTGCTCGGTATTGGTCTTGTCCTGCATTGTTCCTCTTTCGTTGTGTGTATGCATGTCCGTGTGTGTCGTCATTTGATAATGACGTATTGCCCTACGATCAGACCCATGATGAATGCGGCTACTACTATGCCGATCACCGTCCAGATTAGGCCGTCACGATACCAAGGCATAGCGTACATTACGCTCCTTCCACGTCGGGTGCTATTGGGTTCTCCTCATGAGCCAGCTTGATTAGCCTGGCTTCTTCGGGGTCTGTCTGTCGGTCGCCCATCCAACCGCAGGTACAGATAGCGGTGTAGACGATGCGCTTCGCACCATCAGGATCGAGCCATTCAATACCCATGTTGAGCCATGTCATGTGCTCGGGTATTGGCTCCGATGTTTCTTTCAGGTGCGTGATACCTTCTTCATGTGCGGGATCGGGAGATTCATTATCATCGGATTCCCACCCGCATAGGCAAGAGGATCGGTATATGGTCTGACCATCTTCATCGTGTAGACGATTCACCCATGTATCGTGCTTGTGTGCCATTAAAAGCCATACTCCATTTCCACTTCTGCCTCAAGTGTTTCCTCTGCGATTTCCTCATACGCGTGGAACTCCATCTCCACTTCGTCCACGTCCTGAATAGCCTGGAAGCTATCGATCCACTCCTGGAAGGCAGTACCCTTATCGCTGGCCTGCCAATTGTCGCTGCGGTCATCGAACATGGACTGTAGCTCGTCCTCGATTTCCTCCGCAGTAGACTTGAGGTTGGCAATTGCGCCGTTGAGTAGTTCCAGTTTCGGTTCTACCTCCTTCTCCCATTGCACACGTGTGGACTCGTTGAAGTCTACCAACGCGACATTGAAGTCGTTGATAGCATCACGATACGCGGCTTCCATAGCCTCGTATTCGCCGGCCTGTGCTTTACTTACCTTCGGCATTACGCCCTCTTTCTTGTCGCTCGATGCTTTCCAGCAGGTTATTCATCGCCTGCTTGAGAGCATGACTGATATGGGTTTCGTCCTGTTCGTACGGTGGTTCACCGCGTCGTGCTCTACACTTCGGGCATTCACACACTTCCTCTGCGATGGTGCTTAGTGCTCGTCTAATAACCTCCTCCATTGGATTGGGGATTTCCACGCTCGCTTCTACTACGCCGATGCCTACTCCGTATTGTTCTCCTATCACCATAACGTGGTTCATCAGTGTGTTGATGATGTCACGTGGATTGTTGAAGTTCCAAAAGCCCTGGCCCATTTCGGACTTGTCCCAATCGCTCTTGGTAACCTCGTTCATTGCCAGTACCGCGATCTTATCATCGAGGCGGTAATACTCGGACTCTCGCATGGCATCAAGTGCAACCTCGGTCAGCTTCGTGATACGCTCGTCCGCTGTATGGCTCAGGAACACGGGATCCTCATGGTTGTCCATTATTACGTCGCCTCCATTCGTGGATTGCTGCTGGCAATTCAGCATTGGTGCCTTGTCCGCTCGGGGATACAGCCATTGCCAATAGATAGCAAGGATCACAAACGATAGTATCCTTGCCCATCACCCCGTATGTACCATCTTCTCGCCAATGCTTACGCGGCTTCCCATGATAGCACTCGGGATGAATCCGCGCGCCGCATTTGATCGGCGAGAGTGGTGTGTTGCGTCTAGATGTCATTGGGGAACGAGAGATTCTTCATCTGCCTCCGTGCATTGTCCTGGTCGATGAGTGTCTGCAAGAAAGTCTTGTGCTTATTAGCAAGGTCAGACATCTTGCGATCGGCGATGCTACCGTGCCTCAGGTATTGATCGATCATTGATAATGCATTGACAGCCTGCATGATCGTACTCACCTGATCCGGTGCTAGTGGACTAACGGTGGTGCTTATGGGCACTATGTCCTCTCTTTCTAGGTTCAGCCGTGCGTACCTTTGGATAGGGAACCTTCATCGGATCGAGTCGCATGTAACAGATTCGATCCCGCTTCTTACCGCATACGCAGCACATATCTTCCACTGGTGGATATGTATGCACATAGAACACACTCTGATCGTAATTGAGGTTACGACAAAACGTGCAAATTGGCTGTGCTTTTGCGAATGCCACTATGCTACGGAGCTAACTCCGTCCGCCTTTTCTGTTGGCTGTAGTCCGAACACCTCCTGCACAAACACCTGTCCGCGAGGACTCAGTGTCCATACGTCCTTGTCAATCTCCGTCACCAAACCACGACGCGACATGGAGTGCATCAGATAGTGAGGCTTGATATGCTTACGCTTTTCTGCATCCTTATGAGTGGAGTGCTTCTTGATGCGGGAGATTACCGCATGAACACCCAGCGTGTAGCGTCCCTTCTCGCCACAGAACGATTCCATTACCCAGCGCTGATTCCCATTCAGCCCATGCCACCCCGACCAGTTGCGCTGAAGCCCAGGCTCGGGAATCTCGATGTTATTGGGGTTAACCCAACCCGTCCCCCACTGAATACCTCGCTCGGTAACAGCACGATTAGACGTGTGCTTCTGGAACTTCGCCACTGTGCTAGGCGGGCGGTTCAGATTGGGGTCAGGAATACCGCCAGCGAGACTATCAATCAGCGTAGTACCAAGCGCCTCTGTCGGAGGATACACAGCTTCGATCGGATTTACGAGGGCAATACCCTTCGTCCATCCCTCGCTAATAAGGTTGTGTGCAGTAGTGAGGAGCATGTGTGTGGGTTGGTCAACGCCGGATCGGTATAGATCGAGCGCCAGTTCCAACTGAACCTCATTAGGCTGCATCCGTACTCTCCTGTCTGATCGGTGTGAAGATGATGCGACCGTTTTCCTGTGTGCAGGTAAACAAGTCGTCCTTGTATTGCTCGGCAATCAGTCGCGGAATACTCATAAGGTGCTGAGTCTTGCCGCCTGTCGTAACCGTGCGGATCTTTCTCGGATAGTATGCCGACTGGATCATGTTCATGTTGGTAATCCCTTCGCGGCTTTCTTTGCCCGCATGTAATGTTGGTGGAGTGTGCCAACGGCAAACCCCCATTTCTCTGCGATGCTATCGAAGTCATCAATGAGTTCAGGGTAGTTCCTCACATCAAACTTAGGGCGTGTCGTATCAATACCCGCCTTGTCGCATAGTGATTTCATCATGTAATGGCCTGGTGCAACATCAAGGTGTGCAATTTCACGCACTACCTCGGCCATTTCCTTCATGCTTTTACCCTCGGCCCACATACCACGCATAAATCTCAGCATGTGTTCGCTCGGGTTTCTTAGCGCAGGGATAGTAGACTCGACTGGTCTTGCGTTGTAACGTCGAGTGACTACATACACACGGCTAAGTTCCATGCGTAGAGCCTCTGCGGTATCCTTGGCATTGTAGTTGTACCGCTGAAATGCGTCGAGGATAAGACGCTCCTCGGGATTAGGTTCCCGGATTCGCACCTTACCCTTACGTGCCTGCTCTCGCACCTTGTTGATAGCATCGAGGAACACTTTGCGTTCAGCTTCATTCAGCTTGTTCGCAATATCCGCGATCAATGCATCTTCCTGGTCAATAGCAGGATTAAGCTCATCGTCATCGATGAACTCAACCTCCGCGTTATCAGCGCTGTCGCTCATTGTGTGCCTCGTTGATGAGAACCATCATTGTGTTCGCACCGTCCATGCGATGATACAGGTTCTCCAATTCGATGCCGAGCAATGTGAGCCCCATGCCAGTGACGCAGATTAGCCGTGCCCACCAAGGCATCCAGATCATCGTGGATGCCATAGTGAGCAGGCCAATAGTGGTGGGCAATGATGCGTGCTTGTGTTCCAATAGCCATACGGATAGAGGCACACTGATACGCACTAGTGTTGGCTCATCGAACTTCGCCTCAGGCATTATGTCTTGTGCCTATTCAGCGAGCCAGGCTTTTTGTATGCACGTCTAGCCTCGTGGCCCATCTTCGCGACCATATTTTCCCATCGCTCCTGACGTAAAGCCAGGCGCTTATATGCCTTCTTCTTCTGCTTGCCCATTACTCTCCTTATGTACGGGCGGTTGCAACTAGCAGAATCACAACCGTCCAGCCGATGATGCACAGGATGATAACAACCGGGAGAACCCAGCCTATATCTTCCTCGTCATCTTTCACGGGTATACTGCCTGTATGTCATGCCTGCTGCAAAGATTAGGCAAAAGGCAATAGGCCCTATCCAACACTCAAGCAACAGGAACCTCCTGCTTCACGGGTGCCAGAACCGTGCACCCCTTTGGGCCACAGCCAATTGCGGGAGCAGCCGTGTTGGAGAATACGAAGGGAGTTACCGTGTACGGATTGTACGACTCCGTATATGCAGCAGCACACAACTCTGCGTAGTCGATCTGTGCCTGGTACTCGGCGATGGTATGATCGAATACCTCTAGTGCAGCTTCCTTTCCCATGCTGTCATTCACATCGACGATGGTGGTGCGTGACTTATCGCAGCCACAGTTGGGATCGCTGCAACCATCATTCATACCATGCATATCCGTGGCGCTCTTGTTGAGCTGGTTAATCAGATTGCACTCAAACACCTGATGTCCCTGGGTATGAAACACCGCACCAATAGAGCACAGATACTTGATGCTCGGATCATCGTACGCCTTCAGGGATTCGTAACCCTCATTCGCGAACTCTGCACCCTGGCAGAACTTCTCATCGAGCAATGCCCGTGCCTCTCTTGCCTCCTTGATAAGCTGATAGGGATCATCCGTGTCGAAATACTCACGCAGTTCGTGACCATCAGCCTGCCAACTCGATGCGTAATTGAAGTAGCGCTTTCTCACAGTCCCAACTCCTTCATTAGTAGTGAACCTCTGCGGATACCCTGTTCTTTCACCCACGCCATTTCCGCTCCTACTCCGCCCTTAAAGCCGAGGTAGATACCAGGCGTGGTATACATCCTGCCGGTGTTCGGGTGCTGCATCCACCACGGCATCAATGCTTCCCACTCATGCTCGTAGCGAATCTTGGCGTACAGATATCCCTCGCCACCCTCTACGCACTCCGGTCTAAACACCTGACCGCATACGCATCTATCGAAGGAGAGTAGATCGATCCTCTCGGTAATAAGAAGCGGCCACATCGGTCGCACCTTATCCAGCCACAATGCTCCACGATACACGCAAGCAGGTGACGTAACATCCCCCTCGGGATATCCTTCCATCAACCGCCTAGTGTCTGGCATTATCCTGAAGTATTCGTCTTCCACTTTTCCTCTTTCATAGTGTGTGTGTACCGGGTGTGTGTATTCCTCCTTCCGCCCGGTTTCTTGCTGGTGGAAGGTCAAGCTAGCACCTCCTGCTACCGTTGTCAACTTTGGCTCAACCATGCGGGTTTGCGGCGAACCGGAGGCAGCCTCCGCAACAATCGGCACAATGTTGCTAATGGTTAGGGTACATGCCCCTCTACTTACCACTTGCTAATAAGCCCCTCGGCGGGTACGATTCTGAGTGTGGTCTACCTGATCGGCAGAAGGGCAACGTCAATAGCATCCGACGGAGTGTGTGCCGTCAAAATGCTAGCCAGTATTACTCGCGTGGATTTACCGCGTTTAATACAAGCCCCCTCCAGCCTGCCGCTATTAGGCAATGGTGCTTAACCTCTTTCAGCCATTGCCTAATCGCAAGGTAGTCAGTCACCCGCGCGTATTGCTGGCACGGTACGCGCGGGTGACATTACTACGCACGATAGGATGATTGAATCATTCTGTCACGCGCTATAACCGGGCAGGTAGCTAGCGTGCCACGTACGGTATCAACGCGCGTACGTACCGGCATCCTGGCGCTATTCCGAGCTACCCTATTCGCGCGAGCGGATCGACGGCAGACCGGCGCGTTTCCGTTGTCAGCTTAGGCAACGATGGGGACAAAAAAGGGGATCGTACGCGAGCATATCCGCGTACGATCCCCTGGACTATTACCTGAAAGCTATTCGCTATCGATGTAATAGCCGTTCGGCTCGCGCAAGTTCTTTTCACGCAAACCCTTAATACTGTAGCTTCGATCCGCGCGAACGATACCGGCTACGGGATGAATCGCGTAGTTATCGTTATGGCGCTTGAAGCTATTGATGCGCTTCAGCATTCGTGCCAGCTTATTACGCTGGCGCTTATCCTTTGCGCGGTACGCGTTGCACTTATCCTTGTTACGGGTGTGCTTACGATCGGACATTTATATCACCACCTTTCTAATACTTGTGTGTTTCATATGGGTGAGTTTCAGTGGATACCCGTGCGGCGTGACGGGTGCATGATGCGCTGCAATTCGCGATGATATTGTGTATCGCGTAGTGCCACACCTTTACTACCGCGTGGTTTGCCAATATAGCCGCACGTACAATGCGCTTCCCATGAGCGCAGGCTTTGATACCGTGGGCTAATACGCGAGACAACGTATTGTGTGTGCGGCTTCGGCATTTACATTTCCTCCACTAGAAACTTTTCCAGGATATGCACGCGGAGTATGACAGCCATATTATCATCCGCGCAATCAGACGCATTGACACAAGCGTTAGCCTTTGCAGTAAGAGCGTCGCATATGCACGCAATTTCATCCGCAGAAAAGGATAGCGTGAATCCTTGCGGATATATCGCGTGTGCACGTTCCCTAATATCGCTTGTGTCTGTAGTGCCAAAGCGTCTGACTACCCTATTCGGCACCTTGTCGCGCTTCCCGCAGAAAGCGCGGGAAGTCAAAGGTGGAATCCATATCGCGGTACATTACCGCAAGGTCAATCGTGACAGCGTTAATAGCCTCTCTCGCGTATTTCGTGCGGATAAGCATTGCGTCACGATCCATTGCACGCTGCCATTGTACCGCTAATATAGCAGCTACGCGGGTATGCTCACTGGTGAAAGTATCATCCACCCTTATACCTCGGCAATCTCGCATCCTATGATTGACGTTTGTGCTAAATACCCCAAAGCCCCCCCGCGCTTGTGTTGCGCGGGGGAGCATGGGGCTAGTCGTAATATCCGTCGAAGTCTTGCGGGTACGAGAGTATCCCGTATCCGCATACCCCGCACGTATCACCGTGCGTATGACACTGGCAGGTATTACCTGCGCGCTCTCGTGCGTGCGGTACTGCGCGCACGGTTCCGGATGTCCGATCCTTGCCAGTGTCGGCAGGATCGGTGCTGGCACGTTCCACGTTGACTCACTCCAGGTAGCTGCCATTTTAAGGCACCGTAACGGCCATTCTCCCGCGCTTTGGGGAGGTTTAGGGGTTAGGGTACTGGTAGGCATCATTTTGACGGTAGACGCCCGTTTTACGGGTTACGGTCGCTGGCACTACTGCCAGGGCCGGAAATGAAAGAAGGGCCGGTGAGCGTCAATCGCTCACCGGCCCTTCTGCCCGTACTACGGGTTAGCTGCTAGTGCTAGCTAGTGCCATTCTCCCGTCGCGTTTCAGCGGCAGCATGCTCGCGCTTTGCCTTCTGGAGTGACACTGGAGCATGGGACGATAGCCAGTCCCAAAGCTGCCCGTACGTAGCGCCGGTCGGATCGAAGGTAGCATCCTCCGCGTAGACATTGAACGCTGCCAGCATTGCGGCAGTAGCAGTGTCAACGTGGCTATCGTACTCCGCGCGCTTGGCAGCTTCGGCTTTCACCGCGTCGATGTCAGAAGGATCGGCAGCGGGTGTCTTGACGCCCTGATACCAGACGATGCCATCAGTAACGCGCTTTGCCAGCTTGTGATACTGGCTGACGATGCCTGCCGCGTAGGATGCCTGCTCAAGAGAGCAGCGCGAGTTCGGGTCACGCTCCTGGCGCTGGCGCTTGACAGACTCCGGAACTTCCTCCGCGGAATCACGCCAGCCGGTAGCAGTGGCTTTCGTGGACTTGCCAGCGTTGACAGTGGCAGTACCGGCGGTATCCACCGTGACCACTTCCGGCGCCGGAGTAGCACTAGCAGCATTCTGCGCTGCCATTGCCAGTAGTGCAGCGATGCCGGACTGGACTTCCGACATGCCCGTTTCAAGCGCATTGATGCGCTCGGCCGAACTAGCCATTGTTTTCCCCTTTCACGGGATTAGTGCCAACGCTAAACCGCGTACGGAGTACCCGTGCGGAGTGTGTGTTTGCGTTGGACATGGCACGGCTAGCCTACCCTTGCAACAAGGCTAGCAAAACAAACTTAACACAACAAGGTTCATCCGGTGACCCTCAAGCCGTTGCGACACCTATGCTATGCCAGTTTGTGATAGCACGGTTTTACCCCTAACAAACTGGACGGTGTGCAGGTTACAATCGGGCAGATTCCGGCTAATAGGGTGACTAATAGCAGTCTATCCAACGGTGGACGGGATGCTAATATCCCCCGTTTTCCGATATCTCCGAGAGTACGCAAACCGTTGCGCTGCAACTGATTGACGCATGTAGCAAAGGTCAATAGCACCAATTTGTGACATGCTAAAACTTTCGGTACGGGTGTCCAGTATTAGGGGGAGGGTATTAGTAGCATTGTCGCAAAACACGGCTATTAGCACTAGGCTATTGACCCCCCACCCCCCGTGTAAATGTGTCCGCCGCCGTCAAGCCCCCGTATATGATCTTTGTCCTCTCTCACAATTTTTGCAACTTTTCACGACCTAATAACAATCTACCTAATACCAGTCACCATGTTGTGTCGGTCTACGACTAACATGCTTCCAGATCCAGTTAACAAACCTCTGCCAGTCTGGGTGTATCCAGCGAGGCAAGTCTACAGTGGTATCGAAGTAGTCATCCGGTACACCAGCGAACTTACTAATATCCGGCTTCTTATACACTCGCCGGATCTTTTCAATATCTTCTTTAATAGGTGCTGGTGCTGTGTAAGATGGGAGACTACTACCCATTGATCGAGCATTCTTACTGTTCTCCAACATCTCCATCTGCATGGTAATGATTCTACTCAACCACACCGGATCGTCCCCGTAGACTTCCAGTGCCAGTTTAGTTAGTGTGAATGTGTGTGTTGGATCATTCACCATCCAGAACTCGTAGCTCTCACCATTAGGTCTAAGCCTACTAGTCCACCCTGGCGGCAGCTTAAACTCGAAGTCCATCACTCCCCTTCGCTACTTAAGATGGGTATATACTAGTATGTATATGCTGCAACAACAAAGCAGAAGTATAAGTATACTTCTGATGCGTGCGCGCGACATACTATATGCGCGTGCCATATTCTTTAGAGGTAGATACCGTACCTAGTCCCACGGTTTGTGAGACCAGTTCCGAGAGCTTAGGTTGCCCCGACAGTCCCCTGTCGATATCGCTCCTGGTCATCTTACTGAGGTACTAACCGTACTGCTCTCCTTACTGCCGTCTAATGCTCTGCTAGGCCAGGTACGTCTCTTAGCTCGTGACTAAGGTGCTACTCCCCTGTCTTGCCAATCCACAGAACCCACTGGACGACGGGATCAATAACCTGTATGCTACCCGCCGTGCATCCAAACGTCAAGGATCAGTTCCCTGCATGGACGCAAATACAGCGCCAGCAACAGGTTGAACGGTACGAGAAGATGACCAGGCAGGCTCGCATCGAGCGTGACCAGGCACTACGGGACGCCAATAGATTCATCCGCCTCGCCGCCAAAATCATCCCGAAGCGTGATAATCATTGGAAGGAGAAGTTTGTGTATGAGGCCAATGTTGAAGCTGGTACAGCCATTGTGCGTTATATCGAAACCGGAGAGATCGTGGTGGAACGGCGATTGTGTGGCCGAACCACTAAATCCGGAGAACGGTGTAAATCCTTTGCTATCAATTCTGCGGACACCTGCTTCGTACATGCAACAGACGAAGAACTAATAAACGCCGGCTTTACGAAAGAGCAGGTCAAGAAGAAGCCGAAGGTAATGCTTGCCCTCGATGCGCTCGTAGAGCAGGAAGCAGATAAGATATTCGGTGTGTACCTTGATGCTCTCGATGCTACTGATCTTTTTGGGAACGTGGATCATCGGACTAGGATGGTTGCTGCGGACACTCTAATGGATCGTACACAGGGTAAGGCTACCTCTAAGCAGGAAGTTACTGGTGCTGATGGTAATGCACTAGAGTTCCTGTTTACCAATGAACCCGGCGAAGTCACAGACACGGAGTAATGATGCCTGATAAGTACCGTACGAAGAAAGAGTATGAAGGTATACAGGTAACTGGTAAAACAGAAGATGAAGTGCTGGACTGGCTTGAGATGGAATACCGCAAGCATGATACAGATAACTACTTCTTGTATGTATCATATGATGGTAATGTATCCATCAGTGGAATGTACGGCCAGTATATCTTCAAGAACGAAGATGGTAGTATCTTCCTTGTAGATGACCCTAATCTCGAGTTTGAGAAGGTAGATAATGATGGATGACATTGAACCATACAAGCCAGAGCATATCCCTCCCTATGTAACAGCAGAACCCGTGCCAGTTATTCATGACGATGAAACACTCATTATCCAGCCACTAGATCGTATTAGTGTGCTTGAGATTAGGGTGAATGCTCTGTGGGATAAGTTTATGGATAAGCCTATTGACCTGAGCGAATGATGGTAGAGGTAGACGTAAAGAAGTTACGGGACTTCAAGACCTATAAGCAGTTCCTTAAGATTGAGGATCGTCGATCAGGTAATCTCATCACACTAGATCCTAATGATGTGCAAAGAGATGTACGAAAGCATATCATTGAGAAGGATAATGAAGGAGAGGCATGTCGGCTAATAATCCTGAAAGCAAGGCGTACTGGCGTATCAACAATACTCCAAGGAACTATGGGTCATCGCGCCTTCACACGGCGACTATTCACTGGGCTAACTATTGCACACGATCTAGATACGGCTTCCTACCTATTTGGGATGACCGAACGCATGTACCAAAATCTGCCAGCCGCAATCCAACCGGCAAAATTACACAAGGCGCGTGGACGCCTACTCTCTTTAGCTAATGACTCATGGCTACGTGTGGAAACTGCGGAGGATCCAGAGGCGGGCCGAGGTTTGGGTGCGCGGTTCTTACATTGCTCGGAAGTGGCCTTCTGGAGAGATCCAAGACGCACACTCTTGGCACTTAGGCAAGTGGTTCCTCGTGAAGTGGGTACGTGTATCGCACTCGAATCAACTGCTAACGGGGTGGGAAACTACTTTCATCTGGAATGGATGCGAGCGGAAAACGGAGATAGCTCTTATATCCCACTATTTTACCCCTGGTACGTCTACCTCGACTACTCTATTCCGTATCTGGAACTATACGCTCTTGAAATCGAAGACGAAGCGGAAAAAGAACTCCGTGCCCTGGGTGTAAATGACAGTCAGCTAATGTGGCGTCGTCGTACTATTAAGGATGAGTGCGGCGGTGATGTTGACCTATTCATGCAGGAGTATCCGAGTACCGCACAAGAGGCGTTCATCGTCAGCGGCCGTCCCTTCTTCGGTGCCTCTTGTCGTCACGTACAACCCACTAATCCCATCCGTATAGGTGATTTCGAGGGTAGGATTGAAAGAGGTAGTAATGTCACCTTCGTTGATAACAAGAGAGGGAGATTGCGTCTGTGGGAATTGCCACAGCCTGATACCCGTTACGTCGCTTTCTGTGACCCAGCCGGAAGTGTTACCCTCGATAGAGTCGAATCATTTGACGATAGAAGTGAGGGCGAGGATTATTCTTGCGTCCAGGTTATCAACTGTCGGACTGGTGCCCAGGTGGCTGAATGGCACGGAAGAACTGATCTGTCCCTCCTTGCAGAAGTTTGCTACCGGATTGGAACAATCTATAATCATGCAACTGTTGCAGTTGAGATGAACGGAGGATATGGTGCCGCAGTTGTCGATCCGCTCTACAATAGACTTAGGTACGACAATTGTTACATTAGGCGAGAAGTCGGTAACGTTGGTGATCGAGTTACCCGAAAGCTTGGCTGGCATACTACCGCTGCTTCGCGACCACTTATCCTTGAAGGACTCCGAGATATTGTCAGGGAATCTCCACATCTACTTCGCTCAGAAGGATTAAAGACTGAGCTAATGACTTTCGTGTACGCAAAGAATGGTAAGGCAATGGGTGACGCCGGCTGTCACGATGACAGGGTAATGGCTCTAGCTGGTGCGTATGAACTGTATAAGGAGTTTGCTCAGTCTACTCCTACTGCTGATAGAAAGCCAAAGACTAATTATCCGGGCCACTTTTCGGAGGGCTCGGCATTTACACCCGACCGCCTATCTGCTAACGTATCCCGTTAGCCAGGGGCAGCCACTCACAAAGGAACGCAACATGAGTAAGCAGGCCAAGGATGCCCCGAACGAACCTGATGCGCCTCGCACACCAGCGGTATCGAGCGGCGTCCAGACCAGCCAGGATGCAGCGCCAGTTCAGGCGTCCGGCTCGCAATCGGAGACAACACTTCCGAGTGGAGATACTATCGTAGTATCCCATGATGAAATGGGTACTCCCGTCGAGGTTGTCGATGTTAAGAAGGAAGATCGCCCCTTCGATCTAACAGGTGTTCCTCTGCCTAATCCTGACTACGGTTATCGTCCCGAGCCTATTCCCGGGCCGTCGGTTGAGGAAACAAAGCTGATGGGTGTTGAGGGTTATCCCGAACAGCCTTCCGCTCAGGAATACATCATGAAGCGCGCACAGGCACAGGCTGATGCTATTGTCAAGGCGGCTGAGGATTACGTTGCTGCTATGGATAAAGCTGAAGCTGAAGCTAAGAAGGCGGCAGACGAAGCTACCAAGGATTCTAAGGACTAATGCCGCTATTCTCTCAAGTCGTGCAGGTGACTTCTGCGGCGGGACAGATATTCCCGTTTGGTGCCGTTCCTGGTGGGCCTAAACGGATATCTGTCTATAACAACGGGCCTAATGCTATCTATGTAGGGCCGGCTAGTATTACATCATCTACTGGCTTTCGGGTAGCACCGCAGACTTCATTCACCTTCTCTGAAAGAACCGTCAATGGGCCGATTTTTGCCTATTGTGATTCGCTTCAGGTGAGTCCTGCTGATACTCGCATACTAGTAGAAGTGGCTGATTAGTGGCGCTCAATAACTATACTGCTAATCTATTAGCATCAGGGGCAAGTAATGTATTGCCCACTGTTATGCCGCCAGGTGCGAAGCGTATTTCCATTTACAATAATGGGCCGAATCCGATTCATGTCGGAGGAAGTAATACTACCATTACTACATCAACTGGATTTAAGATTCCGGCTGGTGGTTCATTTAGTTTCTCTCCTGGTATTATCAATCCTCCACTGATCGGAATTGCAGAGACTGCCGATCAGGTGTCTCCTGCAAATACGCGCGTGATGATCGAGGTGGCTGACTAATGGCTCGCATTCCCTTAAGAGCACGTCTACCACTCACGGAGCCTAGTGATCCTTCCATGAGTGATGATCCCACTGACGCTGGCCCGCCGCCGCCCGATTTCGGTGGTGGGTCTCCAATGGGAATGGGTGCGCCTCCGATGGGTGCTCCCCCGGCTCCTATGGGTATGCCGCCAATGGCAGGTGCGCCCGGTATGGGTGGGGGAGTTGGCGCTTACCCATCTACTAACCCGGCATTGGTCGCTCAATTGCTTGGCCCTCTATTGTCGGCACAGCAGCAGGACGATCAACGGTTGCAGCAGGAGCAGATGCAATCCGTCATTGAAGTGCTGGCTTCACTGAAGAAATCGGATTCTATGTCTGCTGGTGCTGCAACCGCACCTGCCCCTGTTACAGAGAACCCCACTGAAATGCCAGCTCAGGGCGGGGGCGGTTACTAATAGTGGATATGGAAGTAGGATTGTTCCTCGGGCAGCTCGGTGCTGCGATGGACAAATACGAGGAACGATGCAGTTATTGGGATAGGTGTGATAGATCCTATGAGGGATTCTATAAGCCTAAGACTGGTAACATGCGTTCGTCTAAATGGAAGTCTCAGTATCATCCGCCTTATATCCTTCAGGTGATTGAGACTATCGAGTCATTCATTGTCGAAGGCGATCCTACTTTCAAGGTACAGGCTCTCAATCCTGAGTCCGAAAAGACCGCTCCTGTTATGGAGCGGTTAATTCGTTGGCAGATGCAGAAGGACTACTTTGCTGAGAAGCAGGCTGAGTTTGTTAAGCAGGCTCTCATTCGGGGTATTACTGTTGCCAAGGTAGCATGGGTTGATGAGCGGCGTATGGAGCCACGGCGGAAGTTCATCCCGGTAATGGGAGACTTTCCCATCGATGACCCCGAAGGGCCTGAGATGGTAGAGGTTCCGTTTAAGCAGCAGCCGTCATTCGTGCCTGTAGATATTAAGGACTTCTTCTGGGATCCTAGTGCTACCTGTATCGAGGACTGCCAACGTGTGTTTTTCCGTTCGTACTCTACACTTGAGCAGCTAAAGGCTCAGGGGATTTACGATAATCTAGATAAGCTGGCCGATAATAAGGGTGGCGCTTCTAGCACTTATCAGCAGCTTGATGCCCGATTCCTCGATGATCCTGACTTCCGTGGCAAGATTGAGATTATCGAGCGATGGACTCCCGGTACTCTTACTGTCTTGGCTAATCGCTGTGAGATCATTAGGACTTCTAAGAATCCCTTCTGGCATGGACAGATTCCGTTTGTCGTAGCGACGACAATGCCACAGCCGTTTAAGATGATGGGTAAGAGTGAGGTTGAGATTCTTGCCGATATCCAGACGATGCTATGGCAGTTCCAGAACCAGCGGATGGATAATGTTGAGCTAATTAATAATGCCATTGTTATTCTCCAGCCTTCCTCCGTCGATGACGAACAGTATGAGTTCTATCCTGGTGCTATCTGGAAGAACAGGAATCCTGCCGATGTGCAGATGTGGACACCGAATACTGCAATGGCAGAGATTAGTGTCCATACCGAGCAGATGATGAAGTCCGATCTTGAAACTCTCTCTGCGGCGCTGCCCTATCTTAGTGGTGGTACTGGCGACCAGATTGATAACAAGACTGCAACAGGTATTAGCATCGTACAGAATATGGCTCAGAAGCGGCTAGTTCGTAAGAAGCAGCAGATCAATTGGGCATATTCTCGAGCTGGTGCTATGCAGATCAAGCTTAATCAGCAGCTCCTACCAAAGTCTGTATCACTTCGTATTGATGCACAGGCTGACGTTAAGTGGGATAACATTACTCCTGCGCAGATCCAGGGTGATTACGACTTCGTAGTTGAAGATGTAAGTGAGTCGATGAATAGGCAGGAGCGTCGCGCAGAGGCTCTTGCTAAGGCACAGTTCTTTATTAGTAACTATCCAATGCTCAAGCAGGCAGGAATTAATCCCAATCTCAATGCAGTAGTTGAGGATGTTACTTCGGCATTTGATGAACCGCCGGGTAAGTATATTATTACTCCCGATCCTGCTGCTGCGCTAACACAGCCACAACCTCCGGGTGTGCCGGGATTCCCTGGCTTGCCTGGTTCGCCCGTAGTTAGTGGGGGCGCTCCCGCGCCAGGAACCCCTGAGGTTGCCTCTGGCAATCCTGGGGCTGGGGCGGTGCCTCCCCCGCAATTCGCTGCCGCTATGAACGGAAGCCAGAATGGTGGCGGATACTAATGGCCCTGTGGATGCACACGTCCGACTACGAATGGCTGCATAGTCATATTCAGTCACTTCGTAGGAGGGCGGTGCATGAAATGGAGGAAGGCGCGACGATGGAGCGGTACGCCGAGCTTCGCGGCTCTATACAGGCGTATGACGCTGTGCTACAGTCGCCCGAGCGGTACGTCGCGCAGATGCGCGCAGAACATCAAGCCAGGGAAGATGAGGACGCAGCCTAATGTTTAGACGATATTACGAATCCCCTAATGATACCGGTCAGGTAATTGTTGTTCCACCCGATGAGCCTATCGCGGGTGAGCCTGATGCTGAACAGCTTATTATTGACCAGATTAATAAGGTCAATGCTGATGCTGATGCTACATTAGCGGGAGGCGAAGATCGTAGCGGCGAGGTTGCTGAGGGTGGAGGATTACAGGCTCCCGATACGCAGGGACAGTCTGCCGAGGATTTGATTCTTGGTCGCTTTAAGACCAATGAAGATGTTATTACTGCGTATCAGAATCTTGAACCTGAGTATACGCAGACTCGCCAGCAGATGCGAGAGCTAGAGCGGCAGGTTCAGGAGCTACAGTCTCAGCTAGAGTATTCTAGTGAGATTGCGAATGAGGAATCAACTTTCCAGTTTGATTCTCCGTTTACAGATCAGCCCCGTAATGTGGAGGAACTAGAGCAGCTAGCTTCGCATTCGCCAGATAAGGCAGCCCTATTCGCTATCAACCATGCTAGTCAGCTACCTGCTGAACTAGTGCAGGAAGTAGTGAACTATTGGCATTCCGTTAATCCGGCGCAAGCTACTGCATATATGCTCCAGCAAATGATGCAGGGTTATATGCCTCAGATCGATCAGAGGCTTGCACCACACGACAATAGCCGTCAGGAAGCTATTGTTACGTCTGCTGTAAGTGAGGCTGAAAAGATCATCGGCCCATCGTACGGCCAGTATCACGATCGTATTGTGGATACGATTGAAGCTAATCCATCTCTACTTCCGCGAGATACTACCGATGTCCAGGCTATGAGCCAGGCCATTGTGAATACCTATGCGATGCTAGTAGGTATGGATCAGCTTCAGCGCGGTAAGCAATTGGCTGCCCAGGGAGCGCCACCGCCCGCACCACAGGCACAAACTCAGACTCGTCCCACCGCTGGCTCTAATACGCCTAATGGTGTGCCGCAGGAAGATATTGATGCCGCACGTCAGATTCAGCAGTTGATTCTGAACGCGCAAGGGTAGTACCGGAACCCATCCTTGGGTAATTCCGTTTAGTTATCAATACAACTAACGGAGACACAACTGATGCCGACCGTCCTGACGGGCAGCCCTGTTGGTTCTACTATTGTAGGGCCGACTATTGATGACAGCGTGATTCTCTCGAATACACGCATCATCGATATGAACCCGGTCATTCAGCAGCTAGAGCCTGATGCTGCTCCACTGACCACCATGCTACAGAAGATGACGCGAAAGCCCGCCTATTCTCAGAAGGTGGAATGGATTGAGGATGAGCTTCTTCCGCGTCTGACTACTATCCTTACCACGTACAACAACGTTATTACAACCATCGTTGTTGCGGCTGGTGCAGGACAGTATTTCCGCAACCGTGACCTGATCCAGAACGCGGCTTCCGGCGAGAACATGCTCGTTACTGGTGTCGCTACTGACACGCTTACCGTTGTTCGCGGTATTGGCGCCTCTCAGCCTGCTGTTGCTGGTACTGCTGGCGATCAGCTTCTGCGTCTTGGTAATGCTTCTCATGAGGGTGCATACCTTGGCGATATCAAGGTTGTGAAGAAGGTCGCGCAGTTCAATTACTGCCAGATCCAGCGCAACCCGTTCGGCGTGTCCGAGACTCTTGCTGCGTCCCGCCTGTATGGTGGTTCTGAGCCTGAGGCCGAAGCTAAGAAGAAGATGATCGAGCACAAGCGCGATATCGAGAACACTCTATTCTTCGGTCGCCGCAACCTTGATACTACTTCTCTGACTGGTGCTGTCGCTGGTATTACTGGTGGTCTAATCGACTTCCTTCCGACTGCACTTGATATTAACGGAACTCTGTCTGACGCTCTATTTGAGACATTCCTACAGGGCGGGTTCCGATACGGCTCCCGCAAGAAGGTGTTTTTCTGCTCCCCGGTTATTGCTACCGCACTATCCAGGTTCGCTCTGTCGAAGCTGGCTCCGCCGTCCCCGAGCATTAACACCTGGGGTGTGTCGCTATCCTCGTACCAGTCCGCACAGGGCGATCAGGTTCTTATTGCCGTTAAGCGTGATTGGCTCGACTTCAACATTACCCTTAAGCAGTATGGTGGATGGGGATTCCTTGTTGACATGGATAACGTGCAGATGCGAATGCTGCGCTCTACGGTATTGAAGCCCAACCGGCAGCGACCGGATGAGGATTCCAACAAGCAGGAGATTCTAACCGAGTGGGCACTGGAACTTAATCTTCCTTCTGCTCACCGTGCAATGAAGGGTGTCACGGGCTGAGTCCCTGACAACAACGGGGTGGGGGTAATAGTGCCTCCACCCCACAACTTACAAGCCAGGAATGACATGAGATTTATTAGTAAGCATAGAGAAACACAGGTTGTTATTCATCGCGATGAAACAGCCTTTCGTGCCCTACCAGGAGGCACGGTAGCAGTCGAAACAATTAGACCCTTCCTCATTGCTGATTTTAATAGTGAGGAAATGCTGCCTACCTATGAGCGGATGTATGCGCTTCAGGTGTTCATGTCCGGCGATACTCGACCGTTCGGTGCAATGCCTGATTTCCAGGCACAGCCAATCGTCGATGCAGTAGGTCGAGTAGTTGACCTAACTTCTGAATACCGTCCTGATTTCCACTTCGGTCTTTTCGACACGGCTACTATGTGTAATCCTGAGGATAGAGAAGAAATTGAAAAGACACTTCTCAACAATAGTAATTACGGTAAGGATTACATCCTAGTCGAACAGCAGAAGATTGCTCCGCCGTGGCCGAACTACAATGAGTGTGATCTTTCCACCGCCGTTAATATGCTGAAGCATGGTGGCTTCGATCTTATGCGAACTCTTGAATATGAGTCCGCGCATGAGAATCGTGAGGAATGGCTAACCGAAATCGGTAAGCTACTTACTGAGAAGGCCATTAGCAAGGCCCAGAATGATTCGCTAAGTGTGACTCTCGAATGAGTAGAGTATCCCAGGTAGATGATCGTTGGCGTCGTAGGCCGCAATATGTAGCGGAAGAATGCTACTCGTTCTATCGCGGGCAAAAGACGCGAGCGATTCGTTTTAACATTGTCGGCCCTCATCAGAAGGAAGATGGAGAGCGACTGTTGAAGGGATTGGTATGCAGCAATTGCATGGAGCCATTTCCTGCCAAGCCTGGGCCAGATACTCTACAGCTATTCATCGACGCTAATGCTTTCTATCCGCAAGAGAACTGGCATGATCTTGTACGCCAGTCTCGCTGCCCGATGTGTGGCGATGAAGTTTCATACGAATATGCGAATCTTCTATTTGAGGGGACTCTACCCACTCCAAACTGGAATGACTAGTGAACTTCCTACAACTGTATACGCAGGCCGGTAATGCTTCTCTAGTCAATGACGTACCCCTTGCCAAGCAAGCTGTCAATGATGCCATTGAGGAGATTACTGCTGAGTGCGCTTTCAATATGACTGAGAGCGCACTATTGACTCTTACGGGTGGTACATATCAGTATTCATTTACTACACTGATTTCAGCCCAGCCGCTTAAGGTTCATTACATTAAGTATTTCCCATCCGGTACTAATCCGATTAGTAGTGTGCTTGGCCCTGTTACGCTTCAGGAACTTCTTGAGCTACAGGATAATAGCGGTGCCGTATGGGGAGCAGGATGTTTCTGCGTACCGGATTACGATAAGCTGTGGTTCTATCCTACTCCGGGTGCTGGCGATCAGTGTCGCCTCTACTACTCGGCAGTAGTGACTGATCTTGTGGCTGACGCGGATATCCCGACCGTGATCCAGCCACGGATGCATTACCTGATTACCTATATCGCTGCTCGCAATCTGGCGATTGTGAATAATGCTGCGATGGTACAGGAGCTAGAACCACTAGCACAGTTGGCTATTGCCAAACTGCGAACGGATAAGAACCTGTATGGTTCTCGTCGGCCAATGTCTGCTCGCGTTGGACTACCTGACGTGCGAGTAGTTAGCGATCGCTCGCAGTATTGGTCGGGTGATAACTGATGCCACCGTTGAAGTGGGCTAATATCGGCGTTGTCGATACAGCGCACGGTGTCAACGTAGACATAGTTGATGGTGGTTCTCCGATCATGCTAGTGGCGAATGGCATATATGGGCCGGACGGAATGCCCTATCCGCTAAAGGGGAATCCAGAGTTTAGTGGTGCATGGAATAACAATGGCGCTCGTCCAGTAGGTGTTGGTAATGCTGGTATGTTGCTATTTGCAACATCAGGAACTCCTGTAAATGACACCGCTGTTGAATCCGGATCTTGTAAGTATGTAGCTGGAGTTACTAAGAACTATCAGGTATTCCATCGCTCTGCCAGTGTGCTGAATCAGGGTGCGCCTCATAACATGCGCCCGGAGGCGGTGCCGGTGCCCGGATCATATGGCAATCAGATTGACTCCCTCGCCACGATCTTCAATCAGATTTGCCTGAGTTTCAATTCAGGACAGCAGACTCCACCCTGCCTAGTAGTAGCTGGCGATCCTAGCTTCTTTAATGTTCCGCTGACAAGCAATGGTTATCCAGTTAAAGATGTTGCAGGTATGACTGTGACGGCTAACATAGCGCTTCAGGGTGGCGGCGCTACTATGTCGTTTGCGAATCGTGGTGCGTTTATTCTCTACGTGAATGCAACTAACTGGTTCCTAACAAAGCTTCAGGCGAATGCTACTTGGTCTGCTCCAACCGATATTATTGTTGACCCCCAGCCATTGATAGGATTTGTTGCTAATCAGGTTGAGAGATATCCTGTATGGGGTGGAGCTGATCTTATTGGTGGTATCAACTCGATGCTCGGCACTCACGCTTCTGGCACGCAAGGCGCGTATATGGGTAGCCAGTGTTGCGAATATTTCCAGGGTCGTATTGTTATGGCGAACATGCTCTACGCACCGAAGTATACCGCCGTAGCTGATATCAACGATTACCGGAAGATCCTGCAAAAGCCGAACCGTCTTACCTACACCATTCTCAATGGTGAGAAGCCGACGCTTGGCCCATTCACTACTAGTAGTGATGGACTAACGCAGTTGCAGTTCCCGTGGAGCATCGAGCCGAATAACTGGATCGATGTTGAAGGCGTGGGTAATATCCTCCAGCTCGCGAACATGGGCGATAACCAGCTCTTTATCATGGGCGATCAGGGTTGCGCGCGTATCACCGGCTACCTGACAACCGCTGTCGCTGGCGTCGATGCTAATACCTACTCGGTCAGCGCCGTGTTTAAGTCGCCACCGATCCGTAATCCTAATGCTGCCGTCGTCACCAAGCGTGGCGTATTCTACGCCGGTCGCTACTCGATCTACCTGTATGACGGCAATGGTATTAGTGATGTGTTGAATGGTGTTGGCAAGCAGTTCTTCCCTCCCTGGTCGAACACTTCTGGATTCGAGCTTGACGGTAAGTATACTGTGTATGCCGGTATTCTGAGTGACGAATACATTTACTTCTCTTGGATGGCTGCTACTACCAATATTGGTGGTAATCAGTCGTCTAACTTCGTAATGCTTCTAAATGTCAGCACGGGTAAGTGGTCGATTATGACTGATCAGACTTCTTTTACTATGGCATGGGGGCCGTCTGTTCGTCCGGGGTTTGTATGGAATACCAACTTTAATGCTCCGGCTAACTCCGGTATTGTGCAGATTGATCAGTCTGTTTGGACACAGCCTAAGAATACGGTAGAGCTATACAACGCTGGTAAGAATCAGGGTGGATATGGCGATGGATTCTCTGGAGGTTCACCAAATGGTAACTACATCATTGCCTTTCGACCCGTGGGCAAGAGAGGCGTGCCCAAGAGATTCCGGCACATTGTTATCAACTACGGACTCTCAATTGTTACTGGTAGCCCCGTTGCTAACGTCAGAGTCTTGTTTGGTGCCGATATGGGCTGGCCGCAAACGTCCATTACTAAGGCGCTACTAATCGGTACGCTAACTCCTGGCCCTGGTACGCTCGGTGGTAACCTGCCGAATCAGGAACAGCGCTTTGCAATTGACGATATCCAACTACAGAATGTGCGTAATGTCGCTGCCGGTTCGCAGCTTTCCGGTCTATCGGATTGTATGACAGTAATCATCGAGCTACTTTATGGCGGTGGTACTGCACACCTAGAGATTTACAACATCGACTATTCGTGGATGGAAGCACCCGAACCTAATCGATTGGTTATGCGATGAGTGCCATGCCGCCAGCCGGAACTGGTCTACCTCCTAGTCCCACACAGCCATTCCCGCCTGTCTCTCCTGGCCCGCCAAATAACCGGCTGCCTGGTTGGGCCTCAGGGGATATGTCCGATGCGCGACAGCAGCTACTAGCGGGTATTCAAACGGATACCGATTCACCTGCCGGACTTCCTCTTGTCAAGGTTGCCAAGGGTGCGCGTCGTGGTGCCGGGCAGGTATGGGGAAAAGTTCTTGCGCGCGGTATTGATCCAAGTGTTACTGCCCATGATGTTCTTAAGACCGAGACTATTGGTGGTCAGCTTCAGGCGATCTGGCAGCATTTGCATCTCGCCGATCTTCCTGCCGGTTCAGCCAATCTTGTATTTTTAGAAGATGGTAGCGGCTCTCCTGCGCTCGCGCTTATCATTGATGCTAATGTTGCTGCTGCTGCTGGTATTGCCTATAGCAAGTTGAATCTCGCCGGTAGTATTATGGGTACAGATATCGCTGCCGGTCAGATAGGTGGCGCATTAGGTAACGGTAAGATTACTGCTGGGTCGCTTCATACTAACGATGTTGGTGCTACTGCTGGACTTGACTACTATAAGTTCGCACAAGCTCCCGTATGTCGTACTTATCAGAATGTTGCAGTAACTTCAACTACTGGTGCGCTTGCGGTAATTCATTGGGTTGCGCAATACAATAATAACACTCTATATTGTGCATGGGATGCTGATACAGCGATTTACGCACAGCGAGCTGGAACATTCCTCTGCTGGTGTAATATTACATTCCCAATTAATGTTACAGGACACCGTGAAGTTCGTATCTATTTGAACGGTGCTACTATTATTGCGGCTAATGCTCAAATAGCATGTCCTGCCGGATTTTCTACACGTATATCGGCTTTTTGCACAGTTCCTATTGCAGCTAGTAGTTATATCCAGACGTATATTCTACAAAGTTCTGGTGGTAACTTGACAACAGTTTCCGATGCTATCTCTGGAATGGGAATGGTTTACCTCGGGCCATAATGGATTACTCTGCAAACTTCACCAAGAGCATGTCGGGGCGAAAGCATCCGTTATTCATGCGCGATCCAATGGAGCTATACGACCTGCACGCAATGGGAGTAAAGCTTCCCCATTCGCCACCTGCTCCTACTAAGATCCCGAAGGATATCCACTGGTGGGAGCGTACCTCCGGTGGAGTAAAATCACAGATGACTTCCCCATTGCAGGTTAACCAGGGTTCTGATCCATTGCCAATGATTATGCGGATGCTAAGGAGTGGGCGTCGTGCCTAGATATAAGGGTGGGCTTTCGGATCGACCGGACTTTGATCTTATTACTCCGCCGATTAAGACGCGGAAGGTTAGTCAAAAGACGAAGCCAGATGGTTCTCGGGAAGTGTCGCATACCATTGAGCATGACACTCAGGCTAAGGCTCATACTATTAAGGCGCTTAAGGATAGTAGGCCTCGTAAGAGTTTTGACCAACGACTAATGGAGCATGGAGCATTTGAGGGGAGTGGGCAGACTGAACGACCTGCGCCTCTTAATAGTGACCTTGAAGGTGGTCAGGGTTATAGTAGTGACGCTGGCGATCAAGAGCGCTTCTTTAATCAGAGCTTCGGTAATAATCTCTGGCGGGCACCGGATGAATGGGATGCTGATCCTATGCGGATGATTAGTAATAGAACTGATCCTATGCTAGAGCGTATTCGTAACATCTCGTCTGTTGATGAAGCCAATCAGCTCATTCATATGATGCGGTCTAGTAGGATGAGGAGTGCCTAATGCTCCCTAACGCACCAGCTACCCCGGATTGGATGAAGGATCTATTGCCGGACGGCGGTAAGGTCAGCGTCACCGTCCACTCGGGGCCGTCAACGGGCGGCTCTGTCGCGCCCACGGTCGATCCGAATACCGGAGTCACCCTCGGGGCGGGACAAGCGCCAGCGACCGTTCCCACCGCCGTCGCAGCGATGCGGAATGTGGTTCCTGCGTCTGCTGGAGCGCCGGCTAATACGTCTACCGCTATTACACCGAGCGGTCAGACTACTGCTCCTAACAACAATCTAGCTCCACCAAGGACAGCACCGGCTGTAGATCCTCATGCTTCAAATAGTCCAGATACATGGTGGAATCCCTATGTAGGTAAGTTTGAGAAGATTCCTGGGATTGATCCCACTGGCAAGGTAATCGATGCTAATGCTTTCTGGAATTACTACACGAAGTATCCTGCCGCTGGGCTAGATAAGGTAGCCAGTGGTATTGCTGGTGGTCAGGATCCTGGCGCGTGGCAGCATCAGTATACTCCCGCTGAGATTATTGCAATGGTTACTGGTAATAGTGACTATCAAACTCAGCTTGGTGGTGTCAATAATACGCGCTTCCAGGACTTACTTAACTTCGGTAATATTACCGATGAGCAGGCTGCTGCCTTTGGACTGACGCCAGATCAGATTAAGGCGATTCGAGAGAATCCTAATAGCTCACTAAATACTATTAGGGATGCATTACGCACTGGAACGTATGAACACGCTGCTGGATATGCTGCTCGCGGTGCATACAACTCAGGCGCGCGAGCGAATGATGTTGGTAATCTACAGACTAATGCAGTAAAGGCACAGCTTGGCGCGCAGCAGAAGCTTAATGCTGATCTAGAAGTTGAGAACCAGCACGTACAGCAAATCTTTAAGGATGTTAAAGACGCTATGGAAACCGAAGGCGGTTTCGATCCTGGCGATACTGACACCAATAAGGCTGCGTGGGAGCGAACGCATAAGATTGTTGGTGATGCACAAAAGACTGTTACTGATTTCCTGGTGCACGTAAGTAACTGGAATAGTCTAAAGACTGTTACTGATATGCGCGGTGCGCTGAATGACGCACGTAAGGCATACGCGCAGTTTAGTAAGATCATCAATCCCGCTGACGCTGGTAAGCTGAAGGCAATCATTGATGGTCTGACCGCGAAGATTCACAAGACAGTAATGGCAAGAGCTGAAGCCAATTCTCGCCCGGTAACAGGTGGCGGTTCTGCTGCCGGTGGTGGTGCGTATGCACCAGGAAAGAAGCCTAGATAATGGCTAAGAAAAAGGGTTCGTATAACCCATTCTATATCCCGAGTCTTGACGCACTGAAGGCGCAATCTCGCCAGGAGGCGCAGGCGCAGGTTGACGCTAGTGTTGCTGCCTTGCCTAAAACTAGCGACTTACAGAGTCAGTTTGATAAGACTGGCCGTGAGTTCAAAGCAATGGACACTGGCTATCAGGCATTCTTACAGAATCAGCAGCTAGCCGCTCCTGCTTTATTCGATACTGGCACTGACGTACAGGCTACTACTGCGACGGGTATTACTGATCCTGGCGCTGCTCAAAAGGCAAAGCAGGCTAGTAACGTTCTAGCTATGCAGGGCTTTGGTTTTGCCAATGAGAGACAGTCTGCTATTAGTGGTGCAGCAGCAAAGGTTAACGAGAATCAGGCGCGTAATCGCCGACAGCTTAATGACGCGCTACTTCAGTTAACTAATCAGATTGCTGCGGAGAAGGCAAAGTTTAGTCCTCTCTATTACCAGACTCTTAATGATAAGAAGTCTCAGGCCTTGAATGCGTATCAGGCTTATCTTGGGGCACAGCTTAACAACGCGCAACTTAATGCTCAGGTTACTAACGACCAGGCACAGATTGATGTTAGCCAGCAGAATGCTGATACGGCTGCTAATAAGGCAGCAGCAGCAGCAGCAGCTCGCGATGCGGCTGGTCATAAGGTAATGACTCCTTCTCAAAAGCTAGCTAGAAGTAAGGCTATTAACAAGGTATTCACTGACGCAGATAAGATGATTTCAACTGGTATACCTGGAAGTAAGGCTTCTAAGGTTGGTATCTACTCTGTTAGGTATAAGAGCGGAGTAGATGCAGATGGTAATGCTAAGTTTGCTACTATCACTGTAGAATATCCGATTGAAAAGCCGGTAACAGAGATTGAAGCCGAGCTTAAGGCGAAGTATGGTGGTGTTGGATCTTCGGCTCCTACTGCTATTCTTACATCTACAAGAACTGATACAACAAAGATTAAGACTCCACAGACGTACAAGGCTCTATACAATTTCATGTATGCAGCGCTTCGTAGATTCCGTGGTGGATATACTCCCGCTCATACTAAGAAGGTTGTTAAGGCGTACCTGAAGAAGAATGGATTCCTCGACCCGGCTGATGCCGGCGCTAATGTGCATGGATAATAGATGCGTCTACGCGATAGCAAATCTACACCAAAGCCGAGCTTCCAGCAGAAGCGCGCGCAGGTAGCTGCTGCACGCGATAAGGCATTTAATGAGTATCGTGCCAATCTACAGGCACAACATGCACCTGCCGGTATTAGCCGACCTGCACCGAGAGGGCCTATCGTACGTCCCGAGCGGCGTGGGACAAGTCATGATGTACCTATTCCAAAGTTTGTTGCGACTCGGCCTACGCACCCAGGTACGCCGGTTAATCTTCACACGTTCTTCACCACTGACCCTGCATATAAGTACGGCAACGTATTAAAGCAGGCTCGAGATGCTAACTCTTATCGTGGTAGTTCTCTTAATACCTGGAGTGTTGGTGGCACACCGATTGGCCCGACTGGTGCTGATATTCCCGAGCGGCCACGACGCTATTGGGGAACAGGTCGCCCTTCGCCGCAATTCAGTGGCTTCCAGAATCCTGATGGTAGTCCTGCTGATTATGGTGTTCATCAGCAGTCTGTAATTTCCGGTGATTATCTTGATAAGGGTCAAGGTGCATCATCGGATACAGCAATTCTACGTTATCATCCACCTGCCGATCTTCATAATGTATTTATCAAGCCAAAGAATAAGAGAGGCGGGCGGGGTACTACTCGCTTTGGTGTTACAAAGGTAGGGCCAGGTACTACTGAGCGTGTAGATTATGGCAGCGAAGGCGACGACGCCGCTATGAAGTTGATTGCTCAGAATACTGCTCGCGCTGCTGCTATTGCTCATCAGAAGGATGTTGACGCAGCGTATAAGGCAGCAGAGGATCTAGCGTCCCACACTCCACAGATTAGGGTGCGCGGTAAGGTAACTCGTACTCCACCTGTCACTGACCATCCCACTGAATATACATTCAAGCCCGATAAAAAGGGTAAGTGGATGGGGAATATCGGTCCGGGTACTGTTCCTGTTAAGCCACACTTTAAGCCCAAGGAATCCGCTAAGGTATTCCCTGGACTGCTTAAGGATCCAGCATATCGGAGGCTTACCAAGAATCCTCGTAATGTTGCTACTGCCAATCTTATGGGTCTGCCTGTAACTGGTGATGCTGCTAATCGGTATATCAACTGGATTGGTGGGTTAGTTCAAAGCCATGTTCTTGATCCTAATGAAGTTCCTGGATTGGTTCTTCCTCCTGAGGATCGCGGTGAGCAGCTTGCTAGGATTCAGGCAAAGGTTAGACTTCTTAAGGGATATAGTAAAGAAGAAGTCGATCATATGTCGCTCGGTCAACTTGCGGCAGCAGCTCAGTCTCCTCATGGTAAGTATAGTAATGCATACGATTGGTATGGTGGTAGGTTCCTAGCTACGATTGCTGACAATCTACCTTCTGATATTGCTCAGGCAATTCTCGGTATGCCAATGGGTGCGGCAATGATTGCCCGTTCATTGGTGCATGATGTTCAGCATCCGACACAGCGTAGTGAAACGGTAGATACTGGTACAGAACTCGTTAAGGGTATGGGTCAGTTCGGTTCTGATATTATCCATAAGCCCTATGAGACGTTTACACATCATCCAGCTACTACTGCTCTTGCTGCCTACGGACTAGTACGTCCCGTATTCGGTAAGTATGGACTAGGTGCACTTCGTAAGGCGACTGATCGTAACGTTCCTATTAAAATGGCAGAGAATGCTGGTGAGTTCTCTATTCCTGGCGAGGGACGTAATCCCGATCTGCCTATTACACCTACCGACAATCCACCGAGTCCGGCTAATCCCCGACCAGGGCCGACGCGCGGTATCGATCCATCCTTCGGTGGCCCGAGGACAGGGACGCCGTACACGCGCGGCGCGTCACCGCTGGATCGTGGTAGACCACCCGAGCTATCGCCCGCGCAACGCGCGCTCGATGCAGCGCAGGCTTCTGACACGCACGCTGCTCGTACTGATGCAGAGATTAGGACGCTGCTCGATGAGGCTAATGCTGCCAGGGATCATTTAACACAGCAGCTTCGTGAGTTGCCGCCTGGTCATCCTACTGATGAGACCATTGCTAGGGGCGCTCAGATCCAGGGTCAGATTAGAGAGATTGATAATCAGATCCAGCATTACCATACGGATTTGCAGCTACCGCATCCTGGTCATAAGGATGAACTTACTACTGCTAGAGAGGAACTGCGTCAGGGTATTAAGGATAAGCTGCCGCAGGAAAAGCTTAACGCTATGCGAGCGCATATTGATAAGCTTGAGGGTATTCTCAATCCTAAGAAGGGTCATCCACTAAGAGACTACCATCTTATTACTAGGGATCTTGGCGACTATCCCGAAGTGAATCAAAAGATTATTGATGCGGCAGACGAAGTTGCTATTGAAAGTCGAAAACAACTAGATCCTAATCGTGAAATGCCCGAAGGCGCGACTCCAGCATTTAGTGTGTCGCAGGATCGTTCTCTATCTGAAATTGCTGCCGATATTGTAGATTATCAAGTTGGTCACAATCCAGATTTGAAGTTTAGGGAAAGCGAGGCTAATGGCGGCCCATCTACCGACTTGATGCATACACTAGAGGGAACGCTGCACGATGTTGCATTAGGTATTGAAGGGACGATGAAGGGTGTCAGCCCATCAGATCCCGTCAATTATAATCGTGTTCTTGTAGACGCTAAGAATATTTATGAGTCGATGTTTAGTCCCGAGGAACGTGCGGCACGGTTTGTACGAACTCCTAATGAGTTGGCTCGTCATATTATTGACTACATTAAGAATATCCATGAGCTAGTTCTCGATGAACATGGCCCTAAGCCACCACGTTATCGCAATGATCTTGAAGAAAGAGCGGATGCCAGATATCAGGCAGCGAAGGATCATGCTGAGTTTTTGCATGAGCAGGGATATAAGCCACGACCCGATCATCCAGACTTCAGACATAACCCGGATAATACGAATCCGCTTCCACCTAATACTCTTGAATCAGATACTCCTGGGGTTACGAGGGGCAACTTCAATCCCGTCGATCCTTATGGTTGGCCCTATGATGAGCCTGCTCCTGGACGTAGGACTGAGATTCCACCCGGTCGTGAGCCTAAAGAACCGCCTACCCCTGAACAAGTGAAGCGCTATATTGAGACTGGTGTGCATGATCCTAATGCAGAGATTTCTCCTGCTGAAGTTGCGTTCAACGTAGAGAAGTATAAGGACAATCCGAGAATGCTGACTCAGGTTCTCCATGTTGTTGAAACGGAACTCGCTAAGAAGGAAGATGCTATTGATGGATACTCTATTGCGCAGGATCAGATCAATTATGAGCGTGACATTGCTTCCGGCTTCCGAGATTATCACCAGGATACTCTTGAGAATGGAGTTAATGGGGAGCCACTAACTCCCGGTGAAAAGACCGAAGCTCTTAAGGCATACAACGTATCTGCAAAGAATGTTCATGAGCTTACCAAAAATATGCTTGAGAATGCAGATCAGATGTTGGAGTGGATGAAGGAACACGATCAACTGTCTAAGGCCAGTGACGATATCGTATTCCATCTTACTACCCATGAGGCAAAGGTACTTCGACCCGATAGCGCTGGTACTGTAACGCGACGCAAGCAACTCTCCGATCAGATTACCATGCTAAAGATGGGACTAGAGCAGGATCTATTTGGAGTAGATGATCGTCCGCGTGCAGTTGTTACGCTTGATCGGTATGAGAAAGAATTAGCCGGTCTTGAAGAAGGGCTGCCATTCCCTCGCAAGGGTCTAACCGATGCGTATGGCGGTCTGCCCCATGATACGAAAGCGAATATCCGTTCAAAGATTCCTTGGTATGAGAACCGTGTCTCGGAGCTAGAGGCAGAATTGAAAGATCCACAAACTAGGCCAGGTGATGTGGATTCAATTCAGGAGCAGATTAGAAACGCACAAGATACTATCAATACGTATAGGCGGGAGTTGGAAGATGCTCCTGTTACTGATGCTGGCGATTCGATTGAAGCTCTACGTCAGACACTAGCAGAGCGCAGAGAACACCCTGATGCTGCTGCTATTAACGCTGCCCAGCGTAGAGCATTAGCTGATGCGAATAAGACTGAGGAGCCTACTAGGTCTGTCAGCGAAATAGAAGCTGACCTAGCGAAAATTGAGGATGAGATTAGAGTTGGGTGGCCTCATGGCGTGCGTCCTGAGGTATCGCCTCCGCACGACTTTATGATTACCAGGATGGAAGCGGAGCGAGCAAGGCTTCGTGACGAACTCGCGAAGGCAAAGCGTGAAACTGGTACTGAGGAAGCTCCGCCGTCCGATAATCTGCCTGCTACTATCGAGCCAGGGATAGACGTTGGTGGCCGACCGCCCTTCCATCCGTTTAATAGGAGGAATACTGCCTACGAAGATCCAATCTTCGGCGACAGCGGTAATGGTGGCTTGCCGCCGGGTGGTCGTGGTCAGGGACTAGCAGAAGATGACAGCTATGGGACTGGCCCTACGATTTACAAGGCTAATGAGCTAGTTGTTAATCGTGGAATGTATGCCGACAATCTTATTGATCGACTATTCCAGTGGGGTAGTGATAAGCTGCTTTCGCTTGATCCCGAAGTTCATCCTCTGCATGGATATACTAGGTACAGGCAGAATAAGTTCCTAGCAAAAGAGTATGGCACTTCTGCTGATAGAGTGCGTCGTGCTTTCTATAGTAAGCGCGAGGAACTACAGGATCTAGTTAATGCGTTTGCAGATTTGAATGACACTGAGATTACCGCCATTGTTCAGGCGCATCTTCAGGGTGTTCTTCCATCTACTATGAAGCGTACCTTCGTGAAGCTATTGAAGGACGAAGCACAGAAGATGGATCGAGCTGCTATCCCCCGTGATATTAGGGATGCATTGGTCAGGCGCACTATTACTCAGGAACAGTTGCGCCGCCTGAAGAAGATTCTTACTGACCACGGTGGCATGGACGAACATGTTAAATGGCTTAATGAATATATGAGGAAGGCAAAGGATCAGAGGTTCCACGACGATCAGCTTCTTGGTGATATCTTCACTGATATGTGGCGACCATCGCATGACTTGCAGCAGCAGGTAAAATTGTGGACTTCTATTTCAGCCAAGGTTGGTGATGATGTAACGCCCATCATGCAGAAGGCTATTGACGAAGCACGTAAGCAGTCGATGCGTATTGATGATCTACTAAAGACAGAGGGAGTTCTACCAGGGCCAATCCTTGAGAACCGTCGCTATCAGCGTCAGCGATTAGTCTCGTCCATTCTCGGCGAGGAAATCCCTATTAACGAACATGCAATCTACGTTCCTGACCGTACGGTTGCTACGACGTGGAACTCCTACCTTATGAATAGGGCTCGATCCTATGATATTAAGAGGGAGTTTGGCGGAAGGCTGGCAAAGAATAAGGGCGAGGCTCTTATCTCGGGTAGGCTTAACCCGTCCTTTGATTCCTACTACACTAACTTGACAAGTGCTGTTAGTAAGACAGATGCTATTCGATTGCAGCAGGAGATTCTAGGGAAGTACGCTCATAAGGTGCCGCAGAATCAGCTCACCTACGATGGGTATAAGTTCGTACTCTTTGATGCACGCAAGGGTATTCCCCTTCATCAAATTGAGACGCGAGCTATTCTACAGGATCTTAATGATTCGATCGATCGCGGTGGCATTGCTCTTTCCAGACTTGGTAATGAGCAGCGTGTCAGAGGACGAAATGAATATAACTTTAACCATCCATTTAGTCCTGAAGATGTAGCTGCTAGGGACGTAGGAGATTTGTATCTCGTACCGCGCCCGGTCTATGACGCTATGGTTAATCGTACTGCCAAGGCGCAGTTTGATAGTCAGTTTGGACGTACGCAGCAAAGACTCGTGCATACCTGGAGGCATATTGCACTAGCCCTACGTCCTGCCTATATGATTGTCAACACCGGAGAATCTGCCGCTCGTACTGTAGTGTACGGTGGTCTATGGTCTCCTGTAATGTGGGCACGTATTGCTCGCCTCAAGAGTAGCGGTAAGTTCCGTAATAGGGCAGGAGAATACGTCGATGATTTCGGTGTGACTCGTGGTGGCGGTGCGGATATGCTGAGTCCTCCGCATATTAAGCGCACCAGCCTATCGCAGAATCTCATGCGTCGCTACCATATGGGGTCGCAGGGATTCAGGATCTTCGGCGATGAGCGTAAGGTAATTCGTGAAACCTATCAGCGAGCCAAGCGGTCGCCCTATTTCGGTACGCCTATTGAAGTAGCAAAGTTCGTCGCCGGTGGATATGGTCAGAAGATTCTTTCAATGACTGCGCGTGGTGAGAACTATCTACGCGAGGCTATGATTATCTCCAAGGAGTTAAAGGCAGTACGAAGGCATAGGTATGGTGCTCTTGATTACCGTCGTTATATCAAGGGCATTGATGATACGATGCAGCTAATGATGCAGCAAATGGCGAATGGTCATAATCCATTCCTTAAGCATGAGATGGATCACGTCGTCAAGGAAACTGCTCGCGTACTAGGAGACTTCTCTAAAGCCGACAAGCCGCTGCTTGGTGTAATCGCACCGTTTTATAGGTGGATGGAGTTTATTACCAAGTTCGTTTTGTGGGAAGCACCGGCTCATTACCCCGGTCGTACGCTACTTATGACGCAGCTTGGTAATATGGGTTGGAATGAGTTGACCAGGATGGGTCTACTGCCTCCCAATATTCAGGGATCTATTCCTGCTAGCGGTCTAAGCGATAGGCAGCCTGACCCGGATCAGGATAAGATCGATAAGGTTATGACACTGATGTATACGCAGGCATGGAACGGGCCGTCTACCGTTGCTAACCTGTTTGGTGTCAATGCAGCAACAGGTGAGATTGGTGCATCTGGTCTTATTAAGAACCTGAATCCATTCTATCAGTCAATAATCTCCGGGCTTACGCGACTGGATATAGCTAACAGGCGCGAGCTTAAGGACGCCAACAACCAGCCTTTCCCTGGTTCAGCCGGAGTAATCGCACAGTTGACAGTAGCTAATATGCTACGTTCTTTCTGGCCCGCTGTTGTGGGATATGACTATACTGAATCTGCTGATAACTCTATTCCACTGATTCGAGAGATTTATAAGCAGCCTTCTAAGAATGCACAGACACAATCCTCTACTGCACAGCAGGCGCTTGCTCTTGTTCTTGGTACGAGATATCGTCCCTATGACTTGACTATTCTTCAGCAGAAGAATATCAAGGATAGTATTGATTCTCTTAATCACGCATATCGTAGCCTTGCTGATTCACGTCATCCTGGTGAGATATCTCCAGCACAGCAGAAGTTCCAGGATCAGATAGATATTATGACCGAGGAACAGTTGAAGTCACTTCATACCTGGATTGATATGTATGGGCCTATTCCTGATAGTGCTCTGTTTGGTGGGAATCCATGAGCCTCACTCCGCAATTGAAGAATGAAATTGAGGCGGTAGCTGGTCAGTATAGTATCCCAACTAACTACCTACTGGCATTGATCCAGCAGGAGTCTGGCTTCAACATGGGATCAACATCTCCCGTCGGTGCCATTGGCTATACCCAGCTAATGCCTGGTACTGCCAGAGGGCTAGGTGTTAATCCTCATGACCCTCATCAGAACCTTATTGGTGGTGCGAAGTATCTATCGCAGCAGCTTAAGAGATTTAATGGCGACATTCGATTGGCACTTGCTGCATATAACGCCGGCCCTGGTGCTGTTGCAAAGTACGGCGGTATTCCTCCGTATGGCGAAACACAGAACTACGTTAAGAAGGTCATGGAATATGCGCGGCTATACAGTAGTACGGGTGCAGTCAACAATGTAGCTAATGCTGCTCCACTAGTATCCATGCCGTCATACGAGGGCGCGACTTCTCCGCTGTCCAAGACGCTACCGAGCGGCCCGAAGTTCGGGACAATGGGCACGTCCCTTCGCAACCCGACCTTAACCATTAGACCGCTAAGTGTTGCTTCGGTGCAGGCCGGTAGCTCCGTGTCCGATAGCGGCTTCGGCAATGCTGGAGCAGCAGGTGTTGGCTATCCGCTCGGTACACACGGGAAGATCATTGGGACTCCCCATTCTGGTACTCATACCTTAGGAAACTGGCAAAGTGATAACGCCGTGGATATTGCGGTGCCGGTCGGTACACCTGTCTATGCAGTATCAGATGGTGTGATTGGTAGTCGGATCGGTAGCCTTGGTAAAGGGGGTAGATTCGCTGGCCTGAGAGTGACCTTGCAGGGAAGAAACGACTCATACTATTACGCTCACCTTTCTAAGCTCAGAGTGAAGGCCGGTCAACGTGTGCGAGCTGGTCAACTGTTGGGTTACAGTGGCTCTGCTAATGGTGTGGCTCATTTGCATTTTGGCGTTGAGAACGGAAATGTTCAAGCGATGGTTGGATGAGGAGGTAGTAATGGGTGAAGATACTACGGCAGCAGAGAAGGAAGCAGAAGATAAGGCAGCGAGCCGTGAAGGTATTGATGAAGTAACGCAGGAAGATATCGACGCAATGGAAGTAGAGGATGACCCCGATGAGTAGGACTCACGATCACCCTACTATCAACAAGCGTATTAAGGGTGCAACTCATGGGGCACAGAATCCCCATCGTATTGTTCTTCATTGCACCGAGTCTCCTAATCGTCCTGGACTGTCAGACGTGTTGGCTATCCCCGCCTTCTGGCAGCGACAGGGCGCAGGATATAACGCCCATCTTGTTATTGATGGTGAAGGACTTACTGCTAAATGCGCGTTCGACAAGCAGATTTGCTGGGCTGTAGCTGGTAGTAATACTGGTAGTTTGCACATCGAGATTATCGGTACGGCTTCTTACACAAAGGCTCAGTGGGAACACTATGATAAGGGTCTTAAGCAGGCTGCTAAGTGGTGTGCCTATTGGTGTGAGACTCACGACATTCCGATTGTGCTTAGTGTGCATGATGGTATTGCTACTCACGCGATGCACAGTAAGGCATTTGGTATCAGCGATCATACCGATCCTGGTAAGAACTTCCCGCTCACGAAGTTTATGCAGCGTGTTCATTACTACCATGCTGAAGGCTGGTTGGTAGGGCCAAACGAATGAATCGTAATGACCTATTCGTGCGATTCGTATACGGTCTAATGGCTATCATTATACTCTACGGTGCCGGTATGTTTGGGGTCATTATCTGGGGAAGCGAAAGCGTAGCTAATAAGATGGTAGTTGGTTTTGCTGCTATGTTCAGCGGGGTGCTGGGACTAGGCTCCGGTTACTTACTCGGCAAATCTAATGGGAATGGTATATATGTTGCCCCTCCTTCTGACAGTCACTAATGGTACACTGATAGCTATTGCAGCTATCATCATCATCATCTGCGGCCTGCTGTTTATCTTTGGCCGTCGTCGTCTATAGTAAGGAGTAGGATATGAGAGGTTCTATTACCCTGGTAGTATTGTCTGCTGCTGTGGGTTTAATTGCTCCAACTGCTGCGAGCGCTAATCAGCCACAGTCTCCATGCGCACACGGTAATCCCACTGACCTATGCGACCACACAATTGTCGTCGCTGAACCGGCCGGCCTTAACTGTCCGACTGGTGGTATTAAGATTGTTATTGTGCATGGTGCAGTTGATCCGAATGCAGTAGTACGCACTCAGCGTAACCTGCATCCACCCAAGCATGATCCCGCCGACGAGGTATTCTTCGTCTGTAATGGACTGAACGGCGTACCTGGCCCTCCTGGGCCTATTGGCCCGCCTGGCCCGCCTGGGCCTCCTGGCGTGGTAGTAGTAACCGAGCCTCCCGGTGTAAACTGTATTGCCGGTGGCGTCAAGATCACTACTGCTGAGGGTACATTCTTTGTGTGTAATGGCGTGCCTGTACCCACCCCACAGTCCTGCATCTCGCAACGTGTTGCGCGCTGGCATCTTGTGGTGCGTAAGTCTGTGCGGGTAAGTAGGGTACGCTTCAGCTTTAACGGTAGACGTACCACGTTCACTACTCGCAAGTTCCAGCGTAGACATTACTTCGTACGCATTGATATGCGTGGGCTACCGCCGGGTGTGTATGGCGCTCGTATTCGTTACAACCTTCGCCGCGCCGGTAGTCGTACCGTTCGACCACTAACGAAGGTGCATCTGTATCGGATCGGTTGTCCCGGTCAGTATGGGCCGGGTGGATTAAACGTCACTGAACTGACGGTGCTGTAGTCAGTAATGGGATTGAGGAATAGTATCATCCTGTTCATTGTGTTGCTCATTGGTATCTGGGTGTTTAGTCGCTAATGCTTCTCTTGCTTGTATCCTATGATGTAGGGCACCATCACCAGCAGTAAATGCTAATAGATGTTCACCTGTAAATGGAGCATCATCACCGAGAGCAGAGCAATAGCCGTGCATCCAGATAGACATTTCCCTTAGTAACACTCTAGCTTTAGCATCATCAAAGACCATAGTTCCTCCTATAGCGAAAACCCCGGTAAGTCTTCTATGCTTACCGGGGTTTTCTAATGGGCACCGCGTTGCGACGAACGTTCACTTACTAGTGTTCCCGATTATGTTTTGTTCAGGGTTGTGGGATTCTGTTGTTTTGTCTGCGGTCGTTTACAGTCAGGCGGGAGCATTAGCCTGATCCCCACTGTCAACATCAAATAGATTCTGTTGTTCTTCCATCATGATCTGAACAGTAACGTAACGCCAACCATCCTCCCATTTACCCTCCTTCTTAATGGCATCGTTCAATTCGCCGGCTCTATTGATTGCTTTGGCATAGCCAGCTATTGTAACGTCCTCTTTATTCGCCTGAAGGAATGGGCCTTCCTCTACTTTGACTGCCTGCTTATAGCCTGGATCCATCGGGTCAGGTCTATACTCAATACGGATTAACCGTAGCTTATAGCGTATGACTTTCATCCGTGATTCAACTTCATGCCAGGTACATTAGCCATAGTGGTAAACTTCCTAATCTTCCCATGTCGGAAGTACCATACTCTTGGGCTGTTGGTTAATAGGATCTTCTGATTCCGCGGCCTTGCGTAGAGCAGTCCACTCGGCGTGGGACATGGCGTTGCCGGGGTGCTGTTTACACTGACCACACGAATAGTACCCGCTTGAGCTTGGGAGATATCCGAATCCATTACATGCCTCGCATGGTGGTGGGTAGTGTGCGGGTCGCCAGCTAGGATCTTTCTCGCATCCCATTAGCGGGCGAATAAGATCGACTTCATCTTTCTCGATGGTAATATACCCAGCAGGACGGTAGCCACCCTTACTGCGGAGAGTACCCATATGCTTTCTATTACCTTGAGCAAACTCTCTACGCGAGCAACGGACGCACATCTTAGATCGTACCTGCTTTTCTCTTTCCTTACACTTAGGGCACAGTTCTTTAGGGTATACTCTAGGCACGACGTTCTTCTAGCCGTAGACCTTCTGTATAACTGAGCATAGCTCTGGCACCTGTTTCACCATGTCGGTTTTTAGCGATCTTCATCATTACCGATCCTCTATCTTTCCACAGTAAGAGGACACGATCAGCGGCCTCCTCAATAGCGCCACTATCGCGGAGCATATCCAGGTGTGGTTCCTCGTATCCATCGCCTGCCTCTCTACTGAGTTGGGCAAGAGCAAGGATCGGTTTGTATATCTGCTTGGCAATAGTCTTGAGCTGGCGTGCGTTCTCACTGGCACGCTCATATGACATTGCGTTCTTATGTCCCTCCCATTTTAACAGGCCAAGGTAGTCCACGACCAACAAGTCGGGATCGAACCCGTTTGACTGACATTGCTTGATGACCATTGGTATCTGATTAAGTGACAATGGCAAGTCATATATTCGTATGTTATCCAGGTGAACAAGGTTCTCACGTACATCGCTGATGTTTAGTAGCTCATGCTGTAGACGCATGTTACGTGGGGAGATAGACATTACCTGTGATGCTACTCGCTCGGCTATCTCGGGTGCTGTCATTTCCATAGTGCAGACCAGGCTCTTAAT